GCTCGAGTTGTGCGACGTGATGACCCACCTCGGGCTCAAAACGCCAACCACGCTTCAGGAATGTCACTTCACTGATGTCGATGAAGGGAACGGACTCCGTCTCCTTGTCGGCCATCGTGTAGACAACTCCAAGCGTGGCCAGATTGCGCACCAGCACTGTATGGTCGAAGTTGGTGACTTCACGGGATACACCCATGATGTTGTCGTCGCCATAGGTCATCAGATTGACCCTTTCCTTGAACTCACTCAGTTTGTTGCCCTCCATCGCCCAAGCGTAGCGCACATAAAGTGCGTTCACCAGACCATTCACGATGACCGTCAGTGGGTGTCCAGAGGGATTTGACCCCCAGAACTCCACAAGGTCTCCGTTGAAGTCCGTGAGCGGGAAAGCCGTGTCAAAGGCAATACCCTGCACGACCAGTCGATCACGCTCGCTCCGGCCAGCGGCTGCCAGCACCTGATCGATCACCTGGAACGCCGCCAAGATCCACTGCGCACTCATGCGCTTGTCGAACTTGGAATAATCCCCGGCGATAATACGGTCTGTACCGTACTCCGTTAGGTAGTGGTAGATCTGGTCCCACTCCACCGAGGTGGCATTGGTACCAGGCGCTGTCTCGAAGATGTACTTGTTGTTCTGCATCACGCGAACGAGCGTGAGCAGGTGCTTGCGCACAACAAAGCACCACTCAGCAGGACCACCCGAAAACACTCGGGTCTTCTTGTCCAACACCTTGGTCAACTTCAGAGCTTCGTCCTTCAAGTGACCGGTGTAGACTGGCATGTACCTGATACCCCTTTCGTAGAGCTCGGTGATCCCATCTACGCGTTCGTAGAACTTGTCGTGGAATTCCACGTAGTCCTCCCACACGTCGACCTTACCGAGATACGTCAGGTGGTGCAGCTTCTTCTCCCTGTAGGGAAATCCCATAGAGGTGCGTCGGTTCATCTTGTCGATAAACTTAGTCCCAGGATACCCATTGAGGGTTGTGGCGTTGTCCAGAATCTGGATTTCTTCGAGCTGGTCAGCTCCCAAGCGACTGAGAATATCCGTCGCGAAGGCCTGAACACAGTCGTCCAGCAATGATTGCCGAACCGTGAACTGTTGCTCCACGACATCCTGTGCTGCGTGACGCCACGGCGCCCATCCCTTCATGACAGGCGCTGCTGTTGTGATCTCGTAGCCACGCTCAACACACGCATCTGCGATGTGAGTTTTTGTCACCTTCGATCGGTGAGTAGCTCGAAATCCTGGCAGAGAGCCGTACACATTAGCCACACCCTGTTCCAAGAAGCGAAAAACGCTCTTGTGGTGCAGCGGTTGCAAGACAATCTGATCGCCGTTCTTATCAGTCAGATCAGGTTGACCCGCTTGA